AGATGGGGCGTACAAGTCAACACTGGTGGTACTGGTGATGCAGCTACACCATTTAGTGCAGCAGTAAGTTAATAATTTATCTTGGTGGGAAAATTCGAGACTTTTTGATCTTGATACCCACCAAGACCAATAAGGAGACAAAATATGAAGAGTGATGTAAAAGCGGTAAGAGTTACAGCAACTGGTGCAGTCTTCGCAGGAAGAACAAGATTAAGAGGATTAATTCTTGCTTCTGATGCTGGCGGAGCCGGAACTATAGTCTTACAAGACAACAGTGATAGTACAACTTTGTTTCAAGGAGATTGTCCAAATGGTGATGTCTTTGCATTCAATATTCCAGAGGATGGCGTACTTTTTCCAGGTGGAATGAAAGTTTCTACTATTACAAATATTGAAGCGGCGACGTTATTAATAGACAAGTAGGAGGTTAGATGGCTAACACTACTTCGGGCACAACAACTTTTGATAAAACATTCGCTATCGATGAGATAATCGAAGAGGCATATGAGAGAATAGGTATGCAAGGTGTATCTGGTAATCAGTTACGTCAAGCAAGAAGATCTCTTAATATTCTTTTTCAAGAGTGGGGTAATAGAGGACTTCACTATTGGCAGATAGGAAATAATTCAATTACATTAGTTGATGGTCAAGCTGTTTATACTATGTTTAGATCAACAGGTGATGGCACGTCTGATGCCACAGCTGTCTATGGCGTAGATGATGTTTTAGAAGCTGTGTACAGAAATTCTTCAAACGTTGACACACCACTTACAAAAATTAACAGATCTACATATCAAGGTCTTTCAAATAAAACCTCTGAGGGAACACCTTCTCAATATTATGTTCAAAGATTTATAGATAAAGTTACAATAACTTTATATTTAACACCTGGCTCTTCTGAAGCAGGAAATACAATTAATTATTATTTTGTAAAAAGAATACAAGATATTGGTGATTATACCAACGCAACAGATGTTCCATATAGATTTGTTCCTTGTATGGTTTCTGGATTAGCTTTTTATTTATCACAAAAATTTAAACCTGAATTATCACAGCAAATGAAATTATATTATGAAGATGAATTACAAAGAGCACTAGCTGAAGATGGTTCTTCTTCAAGTTCATACATAACCCCAAAAACTTATTATCCAAATGTCTAATTTTTCAAAAGGTAAATACGCTAAATTTATATCTGATAGATCAGGAATGGAATTTCCTTACAGAGAAATGGTTAAAGAATGGAATGGTTCTAGAGTACATGTATCTGAGTTTGAACCTAAACAACCACAATTAGAGCCAAGGGCTCATGGAGCAGATCCTGAAGGTTTACAAAATGCAAAACCTGCTAGAACAGAACCAGCAACAGATCGTTTATTACCAGGAAATCCGTTTAACATAACATCTGGTAGCACCACAATTACAGTCACAGAACCAAGTCATGGAAGATCTACTTCAGATACAGTGGTTTTTAGAAATGTAGATGGATCACCAGGAGGTGTTGCATTTACGGTATTTGAAAATTCGTCAGGATTTAGTATAACAGTAACAGGAACGAATAATTATACATTCACTATAGGATCTACTCCTACAGTGACTGAAACAGCAGGAGGAATGTTTGTAACGGCAGGGCCGGTAACATTAACACCATAATGGCAGGATTAAGCGCATCAGGATTAAAAACACAAATAAGAAGTTACACAGAAGTTGATTCTAATGTGTTATCTGACTCTGTATTAGAAAATATTATTTTAAATGCACAGTATAGAATTTTTAGAGATGTTCCTATTGATGCTGAGAGAAAACAACAATTAGGAAATTTAGTTACTGGACAAGAAACAATTAATGCTCCTGCAGGAGCAGTCTTTATTAGAGCCATACAAGTTTATGACTCTACTTCTGATTCAACTGGAGCCAATACATATTTAGAGAAAAAAGACGTTACATATTTACAAGAATATATTTCATCTACAGAATCAGCAAAAAGAGGAAAACCTAAATATTATGCCATGTTTGGCGGTGCCACAGGAGAATCTGACACCACATCAGGAAGAATGATGTTTGCTCCAGTCCCTGATACTACGTATAGATTTAGGGTTCACTATAATAAAATGCCTGCTCTATTGGAAAATGATGACACTAATTATATCAGTCTAAATTTCCCTAATGGCCTATTATATTGCTGCCTAGCAGAGACATATGCCTTTTTAAAAGGCCCACAAGATATGTTGACACTTTACGAAAATAAGTATAAACAGGAAGTAGATAAATTTGGTGTAGAGCAGATCGGCAGAAGAAGAAGAGATGACTACACTGATGGTGCTGTTAGAATAACGATACCATCGACAACACCTTAAGGAGTTTTATTATGGCAATAACATCGGCAGTATGCACAAGTTTTAAAGTGGAGCTTTTAAAAGGAGTTCACAATTTTACGGCTACAACAGGTAATACTTTTAAATTAGCTTTGTACACTAGCTCTGCAACTTTAGGAGCAAGCACAACGGCTTACACAACTTCAAACGAAATCACTAATACTTCTGGAACAGCTTACACAGCAGCAGGCGCTACATTAACAAGCGTGACTCCCGTTGCTTCAAGCACGACTGCAGTTTGTGATTTTGCAGACGTAAGTTACACAAATGCAACGTTTACAGCAAACGGGTGTTTAATTTATAACGATTCAGCATCAGGTGATCCTGCGTGTGCAGTAATTGCATTTGGCGGTGATAAAACTGTAACTAGTGGAACTTTCACAATTCAATTCCCAACAGCAGACGCTACAAACGCGATCATAAGATTAGCGTAAGGAGGTAGCGACGGATGTCCGTTACTAGAACATATACAGTAACGGTGGTCAGCACCGACTCAGGTAATAAATATGCTATTGATGGAGTTCAACAAGATACTCTTTATTTAGCAGAAGGTGGCACGTTTAGATTTGATCAAGCAGATTCTTCTAACGGTGGTCACCCGTTAAGATTTTCAACAACAAGCGATGGAACACATAACAGCGGAAGTGAATATACTACCGGTGTAACAACTAATGGAACTCCAGGCGAGTCAGGAGCTTACACAGAAATTACGGTCGCAGACTCTGCACCAACTTTATATTATTATTGCACTAACCACTCAGGAATGGGAGGAACTGCAAACACTCCAACTGCTGACACGTGGGGAGCGTTAGGCTGGAGTAGTAATCTTTGGGGAACAGATGAAGAGTTTGTCGTAGGTTGGGGAGCTCAAGCTTGGAATGACGGTGAATGGGGAGAAATGAAAGACCCAACTGTTTTTTTAAGTGGAGTTTCAGCAACTGCCTCTGTTGGAGAACTTATTACGTTTCCTGAACAAGGTTGGGGCAGAGATGGTTGGAACGATGAGTCTTGGGGTGAATCAAGTTTTACAGTTGAATTAACAGCGCCAGATGCAATCACTTCAAATTTAGGTCCTAACGGTTGGAGTAATGCATCTTATGGTGACAATGGTTGGGGAATGTTTACACTTAACCCTGCAGACGCAGTTGGATTAACAGGTGTATCTTCAACTTCAGGTGTTGGTTCTTTTTCATTTACAATAGATGCAACTTTCACACCATCAGGAGTGGCTGCGACTTCTGGTGTTGGAGAAATCGATCCTACCGCAGAAATTGTTGGAGCAACAGGTCAAGCAATAACTTCTAGTGTTGGTTCTATTTCGCCAGCAGATGCGATTGGATTAACAGGAGTGTCTGCAACATTTAGTATTGGAAGTATAGAAATAAGCACAAACCCAATAATAGATGTAACTGGTGTAGCAATAACTTCTGGTGTCGGAGCTATCGACCCACAAGGTGTTGTAATGGGCTTAACAGGGGTATCTGCAACTGCCTCTGTAGGATCTGTTGTTGTAGCAGATTTCACAATAGGTTTAACAGGTGTATCTGCAACGTCTTCAGTAGCAGTATTTGGCACTGCTTCTGGCTTCGGAATTCAAGCTTATTCTGATGTTGACACAGGGTCAAATACGAGTTATACAAATGTAGCTTAAGTAAACAGGAGATAAAATATGGCTTCAACTTATACACCACTCGGTATTGAACTACAGGCAACTGGTGAAAACGCCGGAACGTGGGGAACTAAAACTAATACAAACTTACAAATTTTTGAACAAATTGTTGGTGGATTCACACAACAATCAATAGCAGGTGGAGCACAAACCACAACTTTATCTGTATCTGATGGATCAACTGGAGCAACTTTATCTCACAGAATGATTGAATTCACAGGTTCAATTTCAGGAAATCAAATCGTAACTATTCCATTAGACGTACAAACTTTTTATTATTTAAGAAATTCAACATCTGGAGCTTACACAGTTCAATTTAAATACGTGTCAGGATCTGGTGATTCGTTTACTTTTGCATCAGATGATAAAGGTGATGCTGTTGTATTTGCAACTGCAAATGATGGAACTAATCCAGACATTCACACTTTACCAGCTGGTACTGTTACTCTTGCTGGAACACAAACTTTAACAAACAAAACGTTAACGTCTCCTAAAATAGGAACTTCTATTTTAGACACCAACGGAAACGAAGTAGCTTTAATTACGGCTACAAGTTCAGCAGTTAATGAAGTTACTTTTGTAAACGCTGCTACAGGAAATAATCCATCGATCACAGCATCAGGTGGAGATTCAAATGTTGGTATTGATCTTAAAACAAAAGGAACAGGTGTTATTAAAGCAGAAGATGGTGGCGGAACTGTTAGCGCAGTAAAAATAGCAGGTAAAGAAACTATTTGGGTTCCTTCAGTAGCTATGTATCCAAACTCAACAAATGGGTGCGCTGACATTGAACAAACAGAATTATCAAATGGACCTGAGATTAAAACTTTAGACTTTGATAAAGACTCTGATGAGAGCGCACAATTTGCTGTTGCTTTTCCAAAATCTTGGAACGAAGGCACAATAACTTTTCAAGCGTTCTTTACAGCAGATTCAACAAATACAGGAACTGTATCTTGGGCTTTAGCAGGAGTTGCGATAGCAGATAATGACTCTTGTAATACTGCTTTTGGAACAGCAGTTGCACCAACAGCAAAAGCACATAGTGGTACAGCAAACGATTTAGACGTTACAGCAGAAAGTGGAGCAGTTACGATAGCTGGATCTCCTAGCACGGATGAACAAGTATTCTTCCAAATCACTAGAGATGTATCAGAGGACAGTTTAACTGCAGATGCCAAACTACTAGGGGTTAAATTATTCTTCACTACAGACGCTGCTAACGACGCATAAGGAGGATAAATGGCAGGATTTGGATATAACATTCTAGGTTTTGGATCTGGAGGCGCAGGTAAGCCCTACAATATTAGATATTTAGTTATCGCCGGTGGTGGCGCTGGGGGAAAATCTCAGGGTGGCGGTGCAGGAGCTGGCGGTTATAGAACTGTAGCAACAAAATCTTTTGAAGTTAAAACAGGACAATCATTTGCAATTACAGTAGGAGCAGGAGGAGCTGGAAGTGCAGATCCATCTGGACCAGAGCCAGGTTGTATAAGCGGCGCTAATTCTGTATTTTCAACTATTACATCTGCTGGCGGCGGCGCTGGTGGATCAGCAGGCGCTTGGGATAGCGGAAACGGTGCACCTAAAATAGCACAACCAGGAGGATCTGGTGGAGGAGTTGGGAGATATCAAAATCCTTACGGTCCTTATGCACCACAACCTGCAGCATTTTTAGCAGGGGGAGTTGGTAACACACCTCCCGTATCACCTAACCAAGGTAACAACGGAGGAACAGGTCAAGGAACTGGAACTAATCACAATCAAACCGGAGGCGGTGGCGGCGGAGCCGGAGGGGCAGGAAATCCTGCAACTGCGACGAGTCCTAACGCTGGAAACGGTGGACCAGGAGGAAACGGAGCGGCTTCTGATATTTCTGGAACGTGTGTGACTCGAGCTGGAGGTGGCGGCGGAGGCGGCTACAACCAACAAGGTTATAATTTTCCTGCAGGGTCAGGTGGACCAGGTGGCGGAGGCGCAGGAAATTCTGCATCTCAAGGCTCAACTGGAAATCCAGGAACTGCAAACACGGGAAGTGGCGGTGGAGCGGCCGGTGGAGGAAATTCTCAATCAGGTAGTGGCGGATCTGGAATTGTAATTATAAGAAGAGCAACTGCTTGTTCATCAACTTCATCAGGAACAGTAACAACTTCTGGAACTGATACTATTCACACGTTTACTTCACCAGGGACGTACATAGCATAATGGCACATTTCGCTAAACTAGATGAAGACAACAATGTATTGTGGGTAACACCATTAGATGATTCTATTTGTAATGATGATGAAGCAACGGGTGTTGCATATTTAACAAAACATCACAATTGGCCTCATTGGAAAAAAACATCGTACAACACTTACGCGAATGAACACAGACAAGGTGGAACTCCTTACAGAGCAAATTATGCAGGAGTGGCATATAAGTATGATCCTGACTTAGATATATTTAAACAAAAAAATCAACCTTATCCAAGTTGGACTATGAACAACACAACAGGTCACTTTGAAGCCCCTGTTGCAAAACCTGAAGACGACGATAACAAAGATTATAAATGGGATGAGTCTTCCCAGTCTTGGATTCTATTAGACTAAGACGCTAGACTTTTATACAGTTTAAAGTTATAAGTACGCACATGGAGAAAGTAATATTAAATGAAGAGATCCTTTATTATGGATATGTTAAATGTCCAAAAGGATATGAAATTGATAGAGAATCAATTAAATATCAAATGATGTATAGTTATCTTAACAATAAAGATAAACAAAGATTTACTTTCGATCATACAATTCATTTAGACTATTTGGGTGCATACATAAGAGATTTTCATTATCAAAAAGTTAATTATGAGTACACTTTAATTAATAAAGAAATATCTGCAGTTATATTAAAACAAGGAGAATCTACTAAAAGAAAAAATGAAATAGATCCTTTTGATATTAAGAACTCTCCAACTTATGTTTTAATTTATGGAATCGAACTTGAAGACAATAGTTCTAACGTTATTGTACACTACAATCGTTTAAAAATGCCAAAGTGTACTTGGACTATTCCCATACAAAATAATAAATTTATAATTTTTCCGGCTCACTTAGATTACGAGATTACAGCTAATACATCTAAGTTAAACGGTTATTATTTAATACAAACCTTAGATGAGTTTCAATATGGTAAAAGAACATAAAAATTTTTTATCGCCTGACAATATTAATTTTATAGAAAATGTTATGCTTAATGATAACTTTCCTTTTTATATAAAACAGTCAGCGACAGAAAATACAAAAGGAAAACAAAATAACGAGTCTTTTTTAAAACACATTATTTTACACAACTTAGAAACTAAAAGACCCTCAGAGGCAGTGAACTCAGATTATTATGAAATAGCTTTAAATATGTTACAACAATTTACTAAGGCCATAAAACAAGAAGTTAATTTTTTTACAAGGATGTGTTTTAATCTTACGTATGCAAACGGAATGGAAAAATCTGGAGTACATGTTGATCATAAATATCCCCACAAACAAATTATATTATATTTAAATGATTGTGACAAAGACGCAAAGACAGTTATTGTAGATGATAAAGGAAAGGACAGTAAAATAATTACACCAGAAAAATATAAAGGTGTTTGTTTTGATGGTGTGCCTCATTATCATTATTTTCCTAAAAAAGGTTTAAGACTAGTTCTAGTAGGTACCTTCATATGATACCATATGGTTTTTATTATTTTGGACCTTTGCTTGTTAAAATGAAAGTAACAAAAGAAGATTTAAATAAAGTTAAAAAAATACTGTCTAAGAAAGGTTACCATATGAAAAAAGATTTAGCGGGAGTTATTGAAGGGGAATACGAATTAGTAAGAGAAGATTACGATTCTATTATGAGACCCTACATAGATGTTTATAAAGACGCGTATGTTCAATTTAAAGGGGGAACAACTTTAGATCA